GTGTAAGAATCCAGAAATGTAGGGAGGCATAATCATGGCATACGAAACAACTAATCCTGTGAAAAAGATATCTCAAATGGGAGATTCTAATTCACTTTGGTATTATACTGATGGTGATGCTATTGGCACTATTGATGACAATGAATACTTTTTAGCATCTACTGGCGATCTTAACGCTGGTGATGTAATCATTGTTAATAGTGGTGGATCAAATGCAGTTGTAGATATTTTAATTGTAACTACAGCTTCAGCATCTCAAGTAAGAACTGCCTTATTATCATAATGCGAATGGGGGGTTTTAATACCCCCCTTTTTTAAATGGCAGATACAAAAGTAGATATATGTGCAAGAGCAATCATAATGATCGGAGCTTCTCCGATTTCTTCATTTGATGATGGTTCAACAGAAGCCTTAGTTGCTTCTAATATGTACGAAAACATACTGAAGTCTTGTTTATCAAGACACAGATGGAAGTTTGCTACAGAACAAAAACAACTTTCTTTACTAGCTGATGCACCTACAGGAAGATATGAGTTTGCTTATCAGTTACCAGCAAGTCCTGAACTACTTGTTTTAAATACAATAACAGTTAATGATAATCCTATACAGTATGCTAGGTATGGAGATAAAATATTTGTAAATTCTTATGGCTCTACAAACACATTAATAGCAGATTATATATTTAGACAGGAAGAAGCAGAGTTTCCTGAATACTTTAAACTAGCTTTACAATATAAATTAGCAGCAATATTTGCTGGATCTGTAGCTAGAGATTCACAAATGATTCAACAGTTTGAAACACTTGGTGAAAACCAAATGAGAATAGCAAAGAACATAGATAGTCAGGAAGTATCTAATAGTGTTCTAAATACAAAAAGGTTTATACAAGATAGATTGACTACTGGAGGATACTAATGGCTAGTGTTCTTAGAACTGTATACACCAATTTTTCAAGTGGTGAAATTAACCCTTTATTAGCTACAAGAACAGATGCTTCAGCATACTTTAATGGAGCAAAAACTTTAAGAAACTGGTATTTATTAGATGAAGGTGGTCTTATGCGTAGACCAGGCACAACCTACAAAGCCACATTACCAGGTGATTCAAGAATAATACCTTTTATATTTTCTAATGATGAACTAGCTGTATTTGCATTATCTAATGGAAGATTAGATGTATTTGATAGTGCTGGTGCAAGTATACAATCTAATATAACTTCTAATTGTAACTGGAGTACATCAGAATTATTTGAACTAAACTATGCTCAGTTTGGAGATACAGTATTTATTGTACATAGAAACAATCCTATAGTGAAAATAGTCAGAGCTTCTGCCTCTTCATTTAGTGTTACTTTATTTACATTTGAAGAAGATGAAACAGTATCTGTTAGTGGAGCAAATAAAACTACACAACCTTTTTTTAAATATGCTGATGCTACAGTATCAGTTACTTTATCAGATAAAACTACAGGAACTGGTAGAACATTAACTGCTAGTGCTAATGCATTTACAAGTGCATATGTAGGACAATATTTATTAGTTAATAACAAACAAGTAAAAGTAACAGGATATACAAGTGCTACTGTAGTTACAGTAACAGTTATAGAAGAAGTAGATACAGTAGGTCCTCATTTTATATGGGCAGAACAACTAATATCTTCTATTAGAGGATTTCCACAAGCTGTTACATTTCATGATAATAGATTATATTTTGGTGGAGTAAGAGATAAACCAGCTTCTGTTATAGCTTCTAAAGTTGGAGAATATTTTAATTTTGATATTGGTAGTGCAGCTGCTGATGATGCAATAGATGTTACTGTTGCTGGTGATAGAGTTAATGAGATTAGACATTTAGTTAGTTCTAGAAATTTACAAGTTTTTACTGATGGAGGTGAATTTTTTGTACCTACTTCTACTGATACTTCTGCTGTTACACCTTCTAATATTATATTTATGCGTCAAACCCCTTATGGATGTAATAGAGCAAAGCCTGTTATATTTGATGGTGCTACTATATATGCTCAAAAAAATGGTCAAGCAGTCAGAGAATATTTATATTCAGATGTAGAAACAGCATATGCTTCAACATCTATTTCTATATTAGCATCTCAATTAATTAACAATCCAGTAGATATGACAATGATTACTGGTAGTACAACAAAACCAGAACAGTTTGCATTTTTTACTAATACAGATGGTACACTTGCTTTGTTTCATAGTATTAGATCTGAAAAAATAGCTGGTTGGACTTTATGGACTACAAGAAGTGGTGATGAATTTAGAAGTATTACAGCTGTTAATGAAAATTTATTTTGTGTTGTAAAAAGATCTCTTGAAGGATCTACAGTATATACACTAGAAAAATTTGCAGAAAGTGATTCTTTAACACTTGATTCTTCTGGTGTTACTACATTAAATCAACAAGGTGCACCTAAGGTAAATGGTGGTAGTCAATCAGGATCTAGCTTGAATGTAGATGGTTATACATCTGCTCCTAATCCTAATGATATTATTACAATAGCTGGTAACAGTACAGAATACACTATTCAAACTGTAAATGCTACAGCATCTGGATATACGCTAGTTTTAAACCAAAATCTTGCTGCAACTCCATCAGATAATGCAGTAATAACAATAGTACAAGGTAGACTACATAATACCCCAGCACACTTGACATCTACCTCAGTTTATGCTGTTGATGGTACAATGGCTTTGGGAACATTTACTACTACAGGATCTGATACTATAACACTTAATGAAGCTCATGCTGCTGGTGTTAATATAGGATTTGATTATACTCCAACACTAGAAACAATGCCTATAGATAAAGATATATCGAATGGTCCTTTAACTGGAGAAATAAAAAGAATATCTAGAGCAGTAGTAGATATATCAAACACTTTAAATGTTGCTCTTCAAGCAGCCGATAAAGAAGCTAAAAGTTTAATTATTAGACAAGTAGACTTTAATGTAGCACAGTCTGTAGCTAGTGTTACTGGTAAAAAAGAATTTTATTTTTTAGGATATGATAGAACACCTACAGTAAAAATAACACAAACAGAACCATTACCACTTACATTATTAGGTATGGCAATAGAGGTAGTATACTAATGGGTGTAGAAACAGCATTACTTATATCAGCTGGAACACAAGCAGCTGGATCGCTTGTTAGTGGTTATTATCAAAACCAAGCTATAAACAATCAAATAGCTCAATATGAAGAAAATAAAAAATATGCAGAACTTGCTGCTATTCAACAAGAGAATGTAAGAATGGAAAGAATGAATAATACATTATCAAATAATAGAGTACTTGCTGGTGCAGCTGGTATACTTGATGATAGTAGAAGTTTTGAAGCTATCCAACAAGATGTATTAGATCAAGCAGAAAAAGATGTTGCAAACATTAGACTAAATGCAGATCAGATAAACAGTCAAATAGATAGACAAGTTGTTAATTCAAAAATAGATAGGCAATCAGTTACATTTGGTTCTATATTTAATGCTAGTGCTTATGCTTTAAATGGATGGAGTTATTATAAATATTATACAGATCCTGGACCAAGCAGATTTAATAGATTAGAAAATAAACTAGAATTATTTAATAGAAAATATAGAGGAAACTAATGGCAGTTAGAAAAGGTTTTCAAAAAGGAGATAGAACAACTGTAGTTACACCACAACTAGGTGTAGTAAAAAGTAGTAAGTCAAATCTTGGAGATATTATAGAAGGTATAGGTGAAATTGGTCAGAAACTTTCATTACAAAAAATTGAGACTTTAGATGAACAATGGAAAACACAATTTAAAGTAGATGCAGATAAGTTTTTATTTGATTCTACAAATAAACAATTAGATTCAAAAGATCCTGATTTACAGGAAATGAAAACAGAAATTTTAAGTTATAAAGATACTCTGTTAGTAAACTCTCCTGGAAGATATAAAGATTATATAGATCAATATATAGCACAAAAATCTTTAGCAAAATTTAATACAGTTAAAAATCATGCAGATAAAATAATGATTAAAAATCAATATGATAATATTAATACAGATAAAGCAAGAATAATTGCAGACATTCAAAGTCAATATGCTTCAATAGATTTAGCTGTAGATCCACAAAATTTAGAACAAATATCATTAGATACTGATTTAATTACTTTAGGCATTACAAATGATATTAGTGATTTTAATCAATCATTAAATGTTTTAGCAAGTTTAGATCCTTATAATTTTGGTGATACTGAAATAAAAGAACAACTAGATAGTTTATTTCTTGCTGTTGAACAAGGTAGATATAGTGCAATTAAAAGCAGTATTTATAAAAATATAGATTTTAATAGAGGAGATGTTTTAGAACAAATACAAGAAGCAGATAGAATTGCAAATGAATTAGATGTTGCATATTCAAAAGGTGAATTATTTAGAGCAGCAACTACATTAACTGATGATGATATTGCAAATATTATAAATAATTCTAATACTCAAACAGATCAAATTAAAGGATTATACCAAGCTCAAATAGATGTAGCTAATCAAAATCTTAAATATGAACAAGCAAGTCAAATAAATCTTTTAAAAAATACAATTAATGTAAGTAATGTAAATAATATAAAATCATTATTATTGACTGGGGAGGTTCAATTTGAACAGTTAATTAAGAATTATAATTTAGAAGAAGATGCAGATCTTATAAATACATTACAACAGAAATATACTATCTTAAAATTATTACAGGAAGAAGATATTGATATTAATAAAGCATCTTTATATGACAAATTATTTAGAGAGAATAATATTACTTTATTTGAAGATGAGGAAGAACTAAGAGATTTTTTAACTGACTATAAAGTTGCAGAAATGGAGATCAGCAGTGATACATTTAATCCTATAGTTTTTTTAGAAGAATATAAATTACCAGCAGATCAAAGATCAGCACAAACAAATGATATGTTAAATATGATATTAAATGAAAATATTGTACCAAGATTTCTTTATGATTATTTAGATGAATCTAATTCTATAATTACAAATCCAGATATAGATGTAGGAAGTGAAGAAGCAAAAACTATTATTAGAAGTGTACAATTATTAGAATTTTTAAGACAAGAAAATCCTTTAGCATTATCATCATTTAATGAAAAAATAGATATGAGTTTTTATAATTATGTATTAGATAATTATGGTACAGCATTTTTAGATGCTGCTAGTGTTGGTGGTGCAATAAAGTTTTATCAAAACAATAAAGAAGCTATAGACAAAGATCCAAATTTTTATAAAGAAGAAATAGAAAAATTTATTATTGATAATGATACTATTGAAGAAAGTTATACTAATATATTAGTTGAACATGTTTTACAAAATACATCAGAAAATGCTATGTGGGCAGATCTTTGGAATAGTATGCAAGGAGAACAAGGTTTTAAAACTGGAACATCAAGTCCTATTGATAATTTTATAGAATTTAAAACAGGATTATTAGTAACAGATAAAAATCCTAATATTATAGAAAAAGGTGCA